GGAGGCCCGGCTGTCCGACATCCTGCTGCCGACCGACGAGAACAACTGGGGCATTCAGCCCACGCCCGTGCCGCTGCTGGCCAAGATGATGCAGGACCAGAGCCCGGCAGTGGACCCGGCAACCGGGGGGCCGTTGTCGCTCAACGTGCCCGACCCACAGAGCGGGCAGCCCGTGCCCACCCCGGTCAAGAAGTCCGACGTGGCGATGGCCGCGCAGACGGTGGCCCGCGAAGCCGCCAAGAACATGGAGCACGAGATCGAGGACCAGCTCACCGAGTGCGACTACAACGCCGAGACCCGCAAGACCCTGCACGACGCGGCGGTGATGGGGGTCGGGGTGATCAAGGGTCCGATCGTGATGTCCAAGACCCGCAAGAGCTGGAACGCGGTGGTCGACGAGAACGGCGCGCCGGCGGTCGGCCCTGACGGCAAGACGGTCTACGAGATGGTCTTCATGGAAGAGAAGACGCCGGCCAGCTACCACGTCGACGCGCGCTTCGTGTGGGAAGACCCCGACTGCGGCGACGACATCCAGAACGGCAAGGGCATCTACGAGCTGGAGCAGATGACCAGGAAGCGAGTGCGCGAGCTGGCCAAGCAGCCGCAGTACCTGCCCGACCAGATCGCGCTGGTGCTCAAGGAAGGACCGCAGCGCAGCCCGGCGCTGGTCGAGCTGACCAGCGAGATCCAGCGCAACAACTACGAGAAGAACAGCTTCGACGTGTGGACCTACACCGGCGAGCTCGACGCGGACGACCTGCGGCTGTGCGGGTGCGACGTGCCCGAGGATTCGCTGGAAGGCGTGTCCGGCTGCGTCGTGATGATCAACGACACCGTCGTCAAGGCCTACATGAACCCGATCGAATCGGGTGACCTGCCGTACGACTTCTACCCCTGGGAGAAGGTCAATGACAGCCCGCGGGGCTACGGCGTGCCGTACCTGATGCGCTCCCCGCAGCGCGTGATCAACGCGGCCTGGCGGATGATGATGGACAACGCGGCGATCTGCGCTGGCCCCCAGATCATCTTGAAGAAGAAGAAGCTGGAGCCCGAGGACAAGAACTGGTCGATCTACGCGCGCAAGGTGTGGAACTTCACCGGGTCGGAGAACGAGTCGGTCGGTGACGCCTTCACCCAGGTGGAGTTCAACATGCACCAGGCGGAGCTGCAGGCGATCGTCTCGCTGGGCACGCAGCTGGCCGACGCCGAGACGTCAACGCCCATGATCACGCAGGGCGAGCAGGGCGCCGCACCGGAGACCGTGGGGGGCATGCAGATGCTGCTCAACTCGGCCAACGTAGTGTTAAGGCGTCTTGTTAAGCAGTACGACGACTACGTGACCAAGCGTCACATCCGCCGGTACTACGACTACAACATGGCCTACGGCGAGGACGACGCCATCAAGGGCGACTTCAGCGTCGACGCGCGCGGATCGAGCGCGCTGCTGGTGCGCGACATCCAGAACCAGGCGTTCACGAACCTGCTGGCCGCCGGCGCCAACCCGGTCTACGCGCCCTTCATCGACCAGAAGAAGCTGTTCGAGAAGGCGTTGCAGGCCCAGCACGTGCAGCCCCAGGACATCATGAAGTCCGACGCGGAGATCAAGGCCAACGCCGAGGCAGCGGCCAAGAATCCGCCGATGGACCCACGCATCCAGGCCGCGACCATCACGGCCGAGGCGAAGATGAAGGAGTCGGAGGCCTTCAGCGCCGGCAAGGAAAGCGAGATCCAACTGCGCCGCGAGATCAGCGCCACCAACGACGCCGCCCAACTGCGCAAGCTGGAGCTGGATCGCGAGCTCGCGCTGCTGAAGTACGCCGAGGAAAACAAGATCACCCTGATCGAGGCGAAGGTGCAGTTGGCCGAGACGGCCATCAACAACCGCACCAAAGCCGAGATGGCCGCGCAGGAGCGCGAGCTGAAGATGAACCCCAGCAACACCACCAACGAAGGAATCTAAGTGACCAAAGTCACCGAAGGCAAAACTGTTCTGACCAACGACGAGTGGATGGGCATTCTGTTCGCGCTCGGCGTGCGAGAGAAGACCGCGCGAGCGCACGCGCCAGCGTTCGCTGAGTTGGTGACTCGTGAAGCCTTCAACCTTGGCTGGGAAGAAGCCGATGACTTCGTGGCGCAGATCGTCTTCGAGTCGGCGTTCCTGGAGGCGATGATCGAGAACCTGAACTACCGCGCCGAGAATCTCCAGCGCGTGTGGCCCCGCCGGTTCAAGAACCTGGAGTACGCGGCCCAGTTCGCCATGAACCCTGCGGCCCTGGCTGAGCGGGTCTACGGCGGCCGCATGGGCAACGACCAGCCGGGCGATGGCCTGCGCTACCGTGGCCGTGGTTACCTGATGATCACGGGCAAGGACAACTACGAGCTGGTTCAACACCAGACCGGCGAGCCGGTGATCGACAAACCCGAGCTGTTGGAAACCCCCCGCATTGCCATGAAAGCGGCAATTTGCTGGTGGGAGGGCAGAATCCCTGACAGCAGCATCGGAAATGCGGCACTGGTCTCCCGAGCGGTCAATGGCGGGGACACTGGGCTTACCGAGCGTGTGCGGCTTTCGCGCATCGCAGACACCCTGATCTGAGGACATCGACATGAAGCAACTACAGTTCGTCGGCGAGAACGCCGTAGCCGTCACTCCCAACGACACCAACACCTTCACCCCTTCGCTGATCTACGTCGGCACGGCGGGCACGATCACCATTCGCGATGTCAAGGGCGTGGCCACGCAGTTCACCACGGCCGTGGGCACCACGCTGCCCGTGCTGGCCATCGGTGTGAATTCAACCGGAACCGCGGCCACCCTGATCGTGCGTTGTTTCTGATCATGGGGTGCGCATGGAACTTCAACCTATCCTCAATTTCGCGTTCGGCCTTATCGGCGTACTGTTCGGCTGGCTTCTGAAATTGGGCTACGACAGCATCAATCTGTTGCAGGCCGACGCCAAGCGCCTGGCCGTCGACATCCAGGCGATCGAGCTCCTGGTCGCTGGCCAGTACATCAAGCGCGACGACATGGAACGCTACCTGGACAAGCAGACCGGCCTACTGATGGGCAGATTCGACCACCTGGAGAAGCAGCTCCTGCTGAAGGCCGACAAGTGAGCGTCGAATCCATAGCGGCCAAGTTCGCTTCGATCGAGGACAAGCTGGCGATCCGCCGGACCGCGGTGCTGTTCACCACGGTCTGGATGTCCTGGCGCTCGTTCACCTGGGCGGCGGAGTACGCGCGCGAAGCGTTGCTGCACTCGGTCGGGACAGAGGGGATCGTCGCGGCAGCGGCCCTCGTCGCGGCCGTCACCGCACCGATCGCCTACTTGCAGAAGTCGGTGTTCGCGGCTTACCTCGACAGCAAGAACCCGCAGCCCACTGCATAAATTTGCATCAGTCGTGCTGGCTCGTTAGATTGCGGGACACATGGCTAGAACGCCAACTGCTCTTTCAAATTCTGCTCGAACGTGATCCCACGATCCATCCTCACCTCGGACGCCTGGTCCGCTGTCAAAGCGCACCTGTCGTCTGAAATCCTCGCCTTGCGCGAGCGCAACGATTCCAAGCTACAAGCTGAAGACACGGCGCACATCCGCGGTCAGCTCCACGCGTTGAAAGACCTCCTAGCCCTGAGCGATCAGCCCCCGGAGAGCAACGCGCAAGAGCCCCCGATGTACGACTCTTGACACCCAACCCTGAAGGAACCCTTGTGACCACTGAAAACGCCGCCCAAGACACGCTGCTGACCGCCGACCAGGCCAAGGCAGCATGGGCTGAAGAAATGGCATCCAGGCAGGGCCCCGCTCTTGAAGCGGCCCCCGAGCCCGAGACACCTGAACCTGAAGCAGCACTCGACGTGCTGATGTCCAGCCCGATGGAACAACGCCTGGCGGCGTTGGAGGCCACGAATTCCAAGCTGAAAGCCGATCTGGATCGCACCACCGGCCGAGTCTCTTCGCTCCAAAGCGCGGCTGACGCGGCGCGAAGCGCGGCGAAGGCCGGTGGTGCCCCCTCAAGCGAGCAGGTCACTGCCGCCATCGAGGACCCAGCGGAATGGAAACAGTTGATGGAGGACTTCCCGGATTGGGGAGTGGCGTTCGAGAAGAAGATGGACGCGAAGATCGCCAACGTGATGCGCAGTCAGCGGCCCTCGGCTCCTGACCCTGCTGAAGTTGGGGCCTTCGTCGAGCAAGAATTCATGCGGCGAGAAATCAGCCGCGTCGACCGCAAGCACCCCGCCTGGCGTGACACGGTGAAGACGCCCGAGTTTCGGGCCTGGAAAACACACCAGGCCAAAGAGATTCAAGCGTTGGAGGACAGCACGAGCTCCGATGACGCCATCGAGATGCTCAACCTGTTCGAAGGTTCGAAGGCCTCTGAAAAGAGCAGTGACATCGCCCAGCGGCGCAAGGACGCCCTGGCGGTCGCAGCAGTTCAAGGCAAACCACGCCAGCAGGCGGCAGCCGTGAAAGCGGCCGGCGACCTGACACCCACGGAAGCGTGGGCTCTGGAGAAACGAAAACGTGAGCAGCGCCGCGTAGCGGCCTGACGCCCAACGACCCGAAAGGTCTCAAATGCAAAATTATGGAACCGTTGCCTCGCGCAACCTGATTCGCGCCGCGATGGACATGCTCGAACACGCCATGCCCATCACCGTTCTCGGTGACTTCGGCACTCAGCGCGAGATGCCCAAGAACCAGACCGACACGCTGGTCTTCCGCCGCACCCTGCCCTTCGGCGCCGTCGCCGCTGGCACCACGATCGAAGGTACCGCGCGCTACGCCGGCACCCCGGTTGTGGCTCCGACCGGCCTGGTCCTGGCTGAAGGCACCACGCCGACGGCCAACACGATCACGTTCCAGGACGTGACCGTGACGCTGCAGAACTACGGCATCCTGTACAAGTACAGCTCGAAGGTCGAGCTGATGTACGAAGATGACATCCCGGGTGAGATGGTCAAGCAGGTCGGCGAGACGCTGGCCGAGTCGATGGAGCTGGTGCGCTACGGCGTGCTGAAGGCTGGCTCGACGGTCATCTACGCCAACGGCACGACCCGCGTCGGCATCACTTCGGCGATCTCGCTGAACACGCTGCGCAAGGCCGCCCGTACGCTGGAAGCCAACCGCGGCAAGAAGATCACCTCGCGCATCTCGGCGAGCGTGGACTTCGGCACCTCGGCCATCCAGCCGGCGTTCGTGGTCTTCGTGCACACCGACGTGGTGGCCGACGTCCGCAACCTGTCGGGCTTCGTCAAGGTCGAGGAGTACGGCAACTTCAAGCCGATCCACGATCGCGAGTTCGGTTCGTGCGAGGACTTCCGGTTCATCAGCTCGCCGCTGCTGGCACCGTTCCTGGCCGCCGGCGCTGCAGTGGGCTCGACGGGCATGTTGGCGGTGAACGCCACCAACCTGGACATCTACCCGCTGATCGTGCTGGGCGCTGACGCCTGGGCGCAAGTGGCTCTGAAGGGCATGGGCGCAGTCAGCCCGACCGTCCTGAAGCCGTCGAACGTGAACCACGCGAACCCGCTTGGCATGTTCGGCTTCGTCGGCGCGAACACCTGGTTCGCGGCGGTCCGCCTCAACGAGGCATGGATGGCGCGCATCGAAGTCGCGGTCACCGCTCTGTAATGACGACGGGGGCTTCGGCCCCCTAGTCTGAAAGGAAGCCTCAATGGCCGCTCTCTCGATCAAGCAAGAAACCGCCAGCCAAACGCAGCGCCGGGACTCGGAAAAGAGCCGCCGTCTGCACAACGCCCAGTACGACGCCCTCGTGGCCGTCATCGCACAGCTCGCCGCCAAACTCGACGCCGACGCTACCGTGACGGATGTGAACTACGCCTCGCTGGCCGCCGCCGTCATCGCAACCAAAATCGTCGCCTAACCGGCGGAAGGAAATCTCACATGAGCTACAACGCGCAAGACCTGTCCGGCGTCACGCTGGCACTCAGCACCGGTGGCATGGCCATCGGCTCGACCCCCTCGCAGATCTCGACGGCCACCGCTGTCGCGTATCTGTACAAGGGTCAGTTCTTCAGCCGCGGCGCACTGGCCACGGTTGCAACCCCTGTCGATTCGGGCTCGCCCGCGATCGTCAACCTGGCCGCTGGCCAGAAGTGCGCCTACCTGGTGCTGGTCGACCCGGCCAACTCCAGCGCGGTGAGCGTGGTCCAAGGCCCGATCGGCAGCGTCGGCGACTCCGTCGCGGTGCCTGCGGTGCCCAACGCCCGCGTCGCCATCGGCGCCTTCACGATCTCCAACGTGACCAACCCGTTCATCCTGGGCACCACGTCCCTGGTTGCCTCGGGCGTGACCGCGGCGTACTACAACTTCGGTTCGCATCCCGGAACCGCGCTGTAACCCAGGCGCCAGAATTTGGCGCATGGCCTGAGCGGGGCGCCCACAAAGCGCCCCGCTTTTCTTTCTCCAAACCCTGAAGGACTACCAAGTGACCAGCCACGTGAAAGTTGCCCGCGATCTCAACACCGAGCTCTCGCTCGACGCGATCGGCGCCGACAAGGATCTCTCCGCATTGGCCCAAGAAGCCGCGTTCATGGAGGAGCTCGTTGAAATCGAGATCCATCCGTCGACCAGCGAGAACGATCCGTCCCATGTGATCCTCAACGTCAACGGTGTCAACCAACCGGTCTTCCGCGGTCACCCGACCAAGGTCCGGCGCAAGTTTGTCGAAGTCCTCGCCCGAATGAAGCAGACCAGCTACAGTCAGAGGCCGACGGACTACATCAACCCCGAGCGCAGCAACGAGATGATCCCGCGTACCGGCCTGTCGTACCCGTTCCAGGTACTGTCAGACCCGAATCGCAAGGGCAACGCGTGGCTCCGCCAAATCCTGGCTGAGGCTGCATGAGCACCTTCCTCGAACTCGTCAACCAAACCCGCGAAGAGTGTGGGGCCTCTGGGCCGGCGTTGACGTCGCTCGGGGGCACGCTCTCACTGGGAACGCAGCGCATCAAGAACTGGGTCAAGAGCGCGTGGCTGGAAATCCAGCGCGCACACCGGACCTGGAACTTCATGCTGAACACGTTCACCTTCACCACAACGGCCGGGGTGCAGAGCTACACTGCCTCGGCGTTGTCTCCTACACCGCTGACCGACTTCGCCAACTGGAAAGTCGACGCGATGCGCTGCTACCGGACCTCGCTCGGCATTGGCGACGAGCAGGTTCTTCCGTTCATGGATTGGCTCACCTTCCGCGACGTTTATCAGTTCGGCACAAACGGATTGACGCAGGCCCGGCCTGTTGCGTTCACCATCGACCCGCAGAAGAAGCTGCTGCTGGGGCAGATCCCGGACGAGTCGTACACCATCACCGGGTGGTACTACCGGGCCCCGCAGACGCTCTCAGCCGACAGCGACACCCCGAGCTACATCCCCGCAGAATTCCACGAGGCCGTGGTCTTCAAGGCGATGGTCAAGTACGGCATGTACGAAGCTGCTGCAGAAACCATGGCGCGCGGCCGCGAGGAAGGCGACCGCGTGATGGCAGCGCTCGAATCTGACTACCTTCCAGCGGTCACGATGGGTCCGTCTCTGGCCTGACTATGCGCAAAGACGCGAAGCTGCCGCCGGTCAAACACGACTTCATCGCCCTCAAGGGCGGTCTGGATCTCCTAACCCCCACGTTGGGGTTGAAGCCCGGCGTGCTGCGAGACTCGCAGAACTTCGAGGCATCGGTCACCGGGGGCTACAGCCGCATCAGCGGCTACGAGCGCTACGACGGCCACGCCAACCCGTCCGAGGCGGAGTGGAGCACCATTACCGTGTCCGCGGTAGGCACGCTGATCGTGGGAGACACGGTCAACGGGCAGACGTCCGGCGCCACAGGGAAGATCATCGCGATCGTGGGCCTGCTCATCGTGATGACCAAAATCACGGGGCTGTTCCAGACGTCCGAGAACGCGCGCGAAGGCGGCGTCGTCCAGGGCACGATCACTGCCGTCGGCGGCGGCGTCACTGACTCCGGCACAGCCGCGCGCTACACCAACCTGGCCGCTGACGTGTACCGCGCCGACATCGCCGCGGTGCCGGGGACAGGCTCGATCCGCGGGGTGGCCTACTACCGTGGCCTGGTGTACGCCTGGCGTGACAACGCCGGCGCGACGGGCCTCGATCTCTACAAATCCTCCGCTTCTGGCTGGTCGCTGGTGTCGCTGGGCTACGAGCTGTCTTTCACCGTGGGCCTCGCCGCGGGGATCGTCGAGGGCAACACCGTCACAGGGGCCAGTTCAGGCGCCACAGGCGTGGTCGCTCGCGTGGTGGTGCAGAGCGGCTCCTTCGCCGCTGGAACCGCGGCCGGCCGGCTGATCTTGTCGTCCAAGACCGGCAACTTCGGCGCCGAGTCGATCACGGTCGGCGGCACCAACCGCGCCACTGTCGCGGGGGTCGCCACGGCCATCACCTGTCTGCCAGGCGGCCGCGTGGTCACCGACCAGGGCAGCTTCGGTGGCGCCGCCAACGCGTTCGGCCGGCTCTACATCGCCGACGGCGTCAACCGCGGCGCTGAGTTCGACGGCACGGTGTACACCCCCATCGCGACGGGC